TAAACGATATAGAAAAAGTTTCCGAAGCTTTCATCTTTACGAATACTAGCAATCAAGGCTGCTAGTTCCTTCGTGCCTTCATCTTTAAGTGCTGTCGACACCCCTCCACCCCCAGGCAATGATATGCCTGTAAACTTTCCTCGTATTTCTCCTAATAAGATTTTTGCATTTGCTAGTGCAAGTCGTTGCACATATTCATTTGAATAAAGTTCTTCTAATGGGGGCTCTATTTCACAGGTGATAATGGCTGGCATGAAATCATGTTGCCAAGATGGAACAACCCCAACCCCAGGAGCTGGGTGCAAAATAAGTTGCCCAGTTTTATTATTGAATGTCCAATCAGGCTTTTTAGCTGCCCATCGCCGTGCGAGTTCAAGATATTCATGAGCGGCCTGTCTGGTTATGAAATTGCCAGCAAAACCATTTCCAAACATCCCCCAAATGCCATATCTTCCAAATAAATCCGAGGTTGTATATCCATGATGACGCTGACAAAATGAGATGTCTTTAATCGAAGAGATATTATATTTCTTGATATCAAGGTATCCATTTTCGTGGTCATAATCTCGAAGATTGACCATGATATACTTTTCACCAAATGAAGCATATTTCGTATAGACGGCCAGTGCCCGAGAAATGCAATATTCAAATTGGCTTGGGGTTAATTCGACGGTTACTAACGGATAACCAAGAGCAGTTAGAATATGCTTGATAAGAATATCTTTAGACGTAACCGTAGGATTATTATAGGTCTCTACTTGGACATCACTTAAATCTAGAGTTGGTGTAGATGGCGGAGGTGTCGATGGCGGAGGTGTCGATGGGGCCTTTGATGGTGGAAAAAATCTTGCTGTTGTTTTTGTTGTCATATCATTTATTTACCGCACTAGGGCGGGGACAAAAAAAAGGGCGGGAAACCCGCCCTGAATTTTTTATCTATCTTCCGTCGTGAACTACCACCGCTTATAGAAGCGGATGGCTTCTTGGTCAAGACTTCCTACGAAGTCAGATTACCCAAGCTCAAAAGGTCGTTCCGACCTCGAATAATTTTTTATTTTTTGCATACTATAACTTGGTTTTCGTATAGTATGCAATTCATCTCCCACCTAAGAGGATGGAAGACTTCTTGCTGGTGTTAGGTTAAATCTTATTTTTGGGCAATGAAAACTTGGTCCTTGCTATTCCCAAGGAAATTAGGATCTAATTGCCAGTATGTTGAATTGAACTGAACTGGGAATGTTGCAATTTGGTCACCGGTATTGGAGAAGGTTTGCTCGCCAACATTCCGGACGGTCACACCAAATAGATTATATTGTTCAATAATCCGATGAGGCTCATCATAAGAAGGATCTAGGAGCTTAATTCTAATCTGAGAACCTTGGCCACCACCAATCGAGCTTCGGCTACCTTCAAAATAACCCTTGATATCAGGATTCATTGAAACAGATTGCCATGCAAGGAATCCTCGGCGCATGTTGCCCTTAATATCACCATTGATTTGAACTGTATGATCGTGCCCCATTCTCATAGCAGTCGGGACATCCATCGTATATCCCTTAAAACCGACTGTTGCATACTGAAGGCTCCGGGTTGGCAGAGTGAATCCAGTGCCGTAGAATGTAATTGTGTCATTGAAGAAATCTGAAAGCATCTTGCCATTCACATTCAAACCAATCAGATGGTCACCGAGATGAACAGACATTTCAAAAAGATTGTTTGCACGAACGGGATTGGATCCCATTGCGCTCATAAAATTATATAGAGATTTTGTTTCAGCCATTAGTTGGTCCTATTAAAATATCGAGGTTTTAGATAACATAACATATTTACACATTTTTATCGCGAACTTCCTCTGTTTTTATCAGATTATCCCGCCCGATTCTATGCGGTAAATAGTTCCTTGACCATGTATGAATTAAAATATAGTTATATCGGTGACATTGAAGTCGATGTTCGGGATTCTTGGACACAGGTATCTGCTGACTTAGCATTAGTCCACGTTGCAGTACCAAGAGAAGGGGTTCCTAGTGGAGATTATGCATGCTCAATTGACATCCTGTCTACCGAATTTTCAACATATTTCTGGGTTACTGCAAAAGATTATCCTAGTCGCCATAACGTCTGTCCAACATTTACAAACGCGGTTATTAATTACCAACTATCAGATGTTTTAGATAATGCCGTTATCAGTTATCAAATGCTTCTAGATACCGATTGGCATTCTCATTTTATTTCAGATGCTAGTGCTCGAATTTCCCCACTTAAAGAAGAGCTAGATGAGTTGCATTCAAAACTAGCAATAAACAATATCATCCCTATTGGCAGTGTTGTATTGAATGATAATGCTCCAACAATTGGAACATGGAAGGAATTGTCAGAATGTTTTATTTCTGAGTTTGGTAACAGCGCTTATGCTGGAGAAGATGGCGTAGTTACTTCTAATCCATCTGGTATTGTTACTGCTCCTAGAAATAAATCTGCGTTTGATGAGCTAGAAGTTTCAACTAGGAATTTCTCAAGTCTTAATCATACACATGACGTTTCTATATTAGGGCCAAAGGGTGAGCAGAAGATGTCTGCTCAGAATCAAAGCTTTATTTCAGATGCTTCTAGGCTGCCGGTAGATAGTTTAGTATCATTTAGCGTAAAAGGACAATTAGGTGGTGATAACTGGTGGAATCGAAACGTTGCCATTCCATATAAAGATGATGGATGGGATAGAGTAACGATATCCCCAGAAAGTGGATTAGCTGAAGAACCAACCCCGGTTGTTGGTGTTAGAGTTTCTCCCGTTGTAGGTACTTCAGAAAAAAGCTATAAGGTTTGTCCGGACATTTCTATTTTACAAAGTAAACTTTGGGTCAAGACTGCTGATTAAAAACGAGTGATAGATGACAGATAAAATGAACATAATGGATTTAAACGAGCTTTCCTCTTTAACTCCAGAATCCTTGACTGATTGTTCAATGATTATTGAGCGTTATACTCGTAATCAAGAGCCTAATACATCTCGAATTGATATTCAGACAATGTATAAACTGGCCTTGGATAATTTAGAGACTAGAAACTGGGAAGTTGATATCCATCAAAATCTTAATTTCACTAAAGCTTTATACGCCCCAGGGAATTTTTCTAAGCTGTCTGCCAACATCAAAACTAAACCAATCAATTACTATACAATTGCCACAGAACTGCTTTCTTTAGATGATGAAGAATTGACCTTTGAAAATGCAAAAGCAATTATCTATGACTATATTGCTAGAAGAATCATTGATTTGCATTTACCTGGTAGTGGTTCAGATGGGAATATCCATGCAAAAATCAATAAACTGTGCTTGACGAAGGGGTTGATTGAATCCCTGATTCCTGCTACAAAAGCAATTGTCTCCGAGGTATTTCTAAATCTATACCAGATTTTAATTGTTAGAAGAGCCTGGAAACTATGGGGTCCTGGAGCAACATTGATGGGAACCCATTTAGAAGGCAATTCAGAAGAGGTTGCCAATCTCATATATGATTTAGTTGGCATTAAACAACAATGCTCCTTTAATCCATCAGTTGGAGTATTCGGGGTTAGACATGGACATTATCTTTGCGGCAATTCCCCATATAAAGTCAATTTGCCTACAGCAAATATGACCCTGCCATTTGGCATGCCAATAATTTCTTCTAGACGAGTATTCCAATCTATTCCTCACACTCATGAAATTACATTAGACTGGAAAGCTTTGAGTGATACGACCTATACGGCCAATACAACACTTTTGGTTGGAGCATATAACGGCCCCGAAGACTGGAAACAATTTGGTGGCAGTGTTACAGCAAATAAACATTTTTGGACAGTTATTGCTACTGGAAATATAAACGATATTAAAAGCAATAAATATCAGCCTGACGCTGGAACTTGGCCGAGTTGGCATCATGGTTCTACCCCACAAGCATATAGAACGTTACCAGAAAAAGCTGAATCTTGTGGAAATATAATTAACAAGAGCAATGGCGGCGCAATTATTGGTGGGAGAGGCCGAGAACTAAAATTTGCTGATAATTTAGGAACAACCGAAGGTGGCGTAGAAATTGCGGCCTCATTGAATTTGAATCGAAAGGCCGTTGTATTATCTGCCTCTTCTGAAACACCAAGTGAAGCAATTAAGCTTCCAACCTTTTATACAGGTGTTTGGCGGTGGGAGGCCGAGGATACTATTGACAATCATACATCATGGTGGGAAGATCAGTAATTTATGCCAAAACTAAACCGACATCCTTTCTATCATAAACTAGAAAAGTTTCCACTTGTTGATTACTCAACATTTATTGATCCAACGGCTGGCAATACCTCAGAACTTTATAGTACGTTTACAATACTGTCAAGAGAAGATAAAACAACATCTTCAGCGGTCAGCTTGTCAAAGATTCTTTATTATCTAGTTGCATTTTCCTTGGGTCGATATAACTCTGGCGCTCAAACTACAATCTCTACAGATCAACAATTTGATTTAGTTTATTATGACATTGAAAATAGCCACGTTTCGGGCGATATAAATCGTCCTGCAACTTATGGTGATTTTATCGGTTTAATTAATACCGAACTTCTTGAACCGCTTATTGATCACTTTATCAATCTTGCTAATCCTGGTGGCAACCCATTCATCAACCCTTTTACCAACTTAGATACACTTCTTCCTAAATACATCATCTCTCTTTCAGTTCCTGGAGATACCACAGGAATAGCCGCTGATGGATTAGTTAATTTAGTTAACACAATTGCACCATTGCATTTGTTAAATTCTTCAAAAGAATATGTTGAACTGACAGATATACCAAACTTCTACTTTGTTTCTCAAACAACTTCTACTTGGACAAATCCAGAATTTGGCCAAACTAATCCATTATCTAATGATTCTACAGAGTCAATACCCCCAGGATTTATTAAAGAAGAAGATTCGAAGGTATTAAAATCTCATGATCATGGTGGATATTATCCACACACTAAAGTAAAAGTTACTTATACTTTAGGTGCAAAATTCCGAGGCGGATCGCCTGGTTCTGATGCAACTAATCCTGACGGTATTAAGTATGTAAAAGTTCCAGGAGATGATAATGGCCAAGACAGCCCTGGTCCTAATACCGTATTTAGAACAGGAACAATTAGAGTATTTTGGGATTTATCTGAAGAGGGAACCGACGCTGAAACTCTAATTGCAAACGCTGGAAAAAGAATGGATACCTTTTCTTGGCCAGAAACCCTCGCCGCCTTAGACAATAAGGCCCCAGTATCTGTTTCATTAAACCCAAATTCCGAACTCGGAATTAAAAACTTGACAGTTGCCTGTGGACCGGCAAAAGGTCTTCCTTCAACATCTTCAAATAAAGTTGCCGGTCAACCTTATGTATCAATTCGTTACCCGGCCAGAAGATATCGAATTCTTAAATTAGTTGATAAAACCTAAGATTCCGCCCAAGAATTGCCGTATAATTTAATTATATGTTTTAGGAAAAAAGAGAGAAAAATATAAACTAATATGACAACAAAAAAGCAGCCTAAAAAGACTAAATCAAAACAAAATCCTCGGCCAAAATCAACAACCCCTCGAAAGGCATTTGTTAAAAATGCCGATATTTATGCAGAGTTGTTGAAGTGGCGTGACAGCCATAAAGATCCAGCAAAGCGAGTTATGTCTGATCAGCTTGGAGAATATATCTATAAAATTGCTTCAAGACTTACAGGTCATGCAAAATTCCGAGGATATTCAGATGATGTAAAAGCAGACCTTGTTTCAACGGCATGTTATAAAGTTGTCTCAGGCATAAAGAACTACAAATTTGAATATACGAATGCTTTTGCATATATCACTCAAATTTGTTGGAATGCTTTTGTCGCTGTATTAAGCAAGTATTACAAACATCAAAATGGAATGCGACGATTCTATATTGAGTCAATTGCAGAAGTTACTTCACACCCACTCTCAGCCGGAAACAGAAAATACCTGAATAAGATCAAATCAGATATTGAGAAGCTTCTAGATGACGTTGAAAAGACCGTTCAACAAAATCGTAAAAACCAGGAAGATATTGAGTTAGAAAAAGAAGAAGACGAAGCAGAAGAAATCGATCAAGAGCAATATATCTAATTATGGGGAAGGCTGATCCAGCAATAAAGGCCGAATTAGACGAATTGGCCAAACAGGCCGATGAAATGGCCAAAGATTTTGGATCTATTGAGACCGAGGCCCTTTCTACTTTTACAGACAATCTTAAATCTGCATCAACAACAGAGATTGCAAATATAGAAAAAATCAAGGCCGTTTATTATGAAGGCCAAGACGGGCAGGCATATATCAATAACATTACACCCGCCCTAAATGACTTGGTGGGGTTGATTAAAATCTCGAAGAAAATCAGTGAAACATTATTCGTACAACTTAGTTCATTTGATGTTCAAGACCCTAAATTGATCGAGGCGGCGGCGGAATTCATTCGATCAACTCGAGAAACAATTTCAGAGGTAATGGCTGTTTATCGTGAAGAACAGGCATTTATTCATAGAGTGAAATTGTCTATTCTTAATTTTGCCCAACGAAAAGAGCTTATTAAATACAAACACGAATTAGATATGTCTAAGCAGGGAGACCCCGATGCTTCAGATTTAGATGGGGAGGGGCTAGTTCATTATTCCCAAGAAGAGATTGCTAGAATGATTTTGCCAGATGCGTCTGGTGTTTAATCTGCCTGTTCCTTTCACCAACTCGGTCCATCATCCCCCTCTTCCCATTCTTGAATTGCCCGTAGTACTGAATTGCCCGAATTATGGCCTGGGCCGTATCCAGCAATAAAGAATGGTGGGCCTGGTTCGGCATTTACAATTTTCCTATCATTGAAGTTTGCTGTTGAATGCCAACTTTCCTTATATCTTTTTAATCTGCCTTTAGTTGTTATTTCATTAGCAATTGTGTTTGGTAGTGAATCATTTGCAAAATCTGGAAGCTTGTGGCGAACCCCATTAAAAGCAAATCGTAGTGGAATCTTTGTTCCGATTTGTGTAAATCCCTCTTCAATCAACAAGAATTTATCATCTGCAACCCTAGGTTTTATTGCAAACAGCGCCCACAATAAAGCAAATACTGCATCATCATAAGTTCCTTTTGGCGCACTAAACTTATTTCCTCTGCCATTCTTTCCAAATGCTGACAGTTCATTGACTGTCTTGGCATCCCTTAGAGAGATTTTTACTTCTGGTGATGTCAATAAGTCCCTCATCCACATGCAGGCTGAATATGTTAAGCGATTTGTAGTATGAATTCCAGGAGAACCTTGGTAATGAATAACATTCGGATATCTAAAAGTCTTGATAAGAATATCAAAATATCCTGCTCCTACGCCATTGTCTTCACCTAATAATGGCGGGCAATTGTAACAATTCAAGATTCTGGCAGATAGGGCCGCGAATTCATTGATCGAAATAATATCCGAACTGAATGACAACACCTGTTTAATATCTGTAGTATTTGTTACATCTAGAATTTGGAGGGAGCTGAAATCTGCCCCTACACCTTCTGAAATATCGACTCCAGCCACATAAACTTTGCTTAAACTAAATGGCTCAAAGACATGCAATTCCCAAGGAGTTGGAGAAGTTGCAGATTCAATTTCAATAATAGGCGGATCAACATTTACAGATCCTCGGATTTTTTGAATAGTTGAATCTGGGAGTAATCGATTGGCTGCTAAAGAAGAGAATTCATTTGCAAATTCACTTAACCATCTAGCCATTCCAATAGAAGCAATTTGTTTTTCTTTCCAGGCTTGATCATGTCCTGGCCGATCCCACCAATCCATTCTAAATGGTTTCCAACCTTCTATATTTCCAACAGCCGCATTATTATTAGCCATTTCCCAGAGTTGGTGATACATATTCACCTCGATTGTTTCTTCTGGATTTGGTGTAGAAACAATAATCACCTTGGAATTTTTAGCAGATGAAACAACAGGATAAACTGATCCAAAAAACATGCTGGCCATTTTTGGACGAACGAACGCAAATTCATCTAGAATAACAACCTGACAAGAAAATGATCGGCCAGCAGATGATGAAGTTGCAAATGCCGCTACTCGGCTGTTATTTGCAAATGCCAATTGTTTGACATTGTATTTCATCACCGCGGGTTTGATCCAATAAGGCAAATACTCGTATGCCAATCGAATCTTGCTCATCATTTCGATTGCGCTGTCCTGTTTATTAGCAGCAATCATTACAGACATGTCAGGGAAAAAACACATGAGCCACATTACATAAATGCAATATGTCGTAGATTTGCCTAATTGACGAGATGACAAGACAATAACCCGATCATTGTTTCTGATGAAATTCAATAAATCGCGTTGCTTGTCATACAACTTGATGGTCATTAAGCCGTGGTCTAAAGAAATGATTTTGAAGTAGGTTTCTGCGAAGTATGTAATATCTTCTTTACACTTCTTTATCTCATTGACTCGCCAAACAAGCTCGTCTTTAGTAATAATTTCTTTTTCATTGGCCTTTTTAATAGAGGCTTTTTGAAGTTCGATTAAATGGGCGTCTTCAGCAGAAATCAATCTTTTACGAGGATTGACCTCAGAAATTTGTTTTTGTTTTGTCATATTAAGGAGTGCTGTCTCGGATTACTTGTCCGGTCATAAGAATTTCTGTTTGTCCACCATTAGGATGTTTTACGCCAGCACATACCCACATCGCACTGCTGTTAATTGTTGAAACATGTTTTCGCCAATCTCGGTATCCAGTATTGATATTTTCATAACTGCGAGAATCTCTAGCATCTTCTGGGGGAACTGCCCCCAACCATTCCATCTTGTCAAAAAAATCCCAAGCACCAACATCTGACATTGGCGGGCAGGTTTCAGAAGTAGAATATCCAAACCAGAATTCAACATCTACAACTCCGCCTGTACCGAGATAGTTTAGAAAAAACAGGGGTTTTCCGAGTAGATAATCCCATGTCATATTTTGAGATTCTGCACTACCTGTAAAACTTCCCCACCATACACTATCTTCATGTGGAATCCAACTGATTTTCATTTTAAGTTGTCCACCGCCCCAGATTTTTTTGGGTCGTGGCAGCATCATAAAATGTCCCATCATTGCTGGCATATAGGTGGTTATCTCTCGCTTTCGCTCTTTATCTTCCTCTATCTTTTCACTATTTACCGAAGTATAATAATTTAGGCATGGGCCCTTAGCTCAATTGGATAGAGCACGGGACTTCTAATCCTGAGGTTATAGGTTCGAATCCTATAGGGCCTGCCAGTGGGCCCTTAGCTCAGTTGGTCAGAGCGGAAGACTCATAATCTTCTGGCCGTAGGTTCAAGTCCTACAGGGCCCACCAATTTTTAAGAGAAGAAAATAAGAGATAAAAATGAATGATAATAAAAGAAACAAAGAAAATCAGTTTAAGAAGAAAACTGTCGTGTTTGAAATACCAGAAATGCCGAAAATGCCGGAAATGCCAGAAATTCCATCCATTCCTAGCACTATTGAAGAAATTAAAGAAATCTTTGATAAAGATTATTTCGCGGGTTTGCCAGTAGATTATCGCAAGGTTAGCGTGAGAATTAAAACATGTGGACCAGCCGCAGAACCAAAGACAAAATCTACCCCTAGTCCATCTACTTCCGCCTCCACTCCACCATCTACTCCGCCCCCACCCAAACCTCGGTATATCTACAAACCATTTAATTCATTAGCCGAGAAAGTTCTATTTTAATTTGCTAGATCAAGTTAAAATAACCAACTCTCTTGTTTTAACTTGTCAAGCAAATCCAAGAAATCTTTCCCCGCACGTATAATCTTTTGATGACTAACTTAAACACCAATCTCACATTAGACAAAAATACTTTGGAGACTTGGTTTCTTGCTCGTCTTATTCAAGACCCGAACTTTTCAAAAATCATTCTTAAGGATTTTAACAAGCGGCTGATTCGTTCTGATATAAAAAGTCTTGCAGCTAGATTGATTCTCAAGTTTGTTGAGAAATATGATCGAGGAATTACCCTCCCTGAATTCAATAAACTTCTTCAATTATATGCGAATTCTCCACGAGGAAATCAAACCGATCTAAATGAATCAACTATTCAACAACTTTCAAACGAAATATCAGATGTTATTTTATCCTGTAAAGAAGACTTCTTGCATGATACAACAACAGATTTTTTCAAACGCCAACTTGCATGGTCAGCAATTGTTGACAGCATCAATGGATTGGAAAAAGATCCAGAAAAATCTGTTGAAAAATGTTTAGATCGATTAACCTATGTTCAACAACTAGAACTTACCCCAACAAATTTGGGCCTTGATTATTTTAATGAGGAGGCCTATAATAACCACTTTGAAGTTCTATCTAATCCAGGATCAAAGCTGCCAACTGGATGGGACGGAATAGATGAATTAACCCATGGAGGTTTTCTTGCATTAGGGAAATCTCTATATCTATTCATAGGACAATCAGGTTTAGGGAAGTCATTAGTTCTTTCTAATATCGCTGTTAATTTTCTTAAACAAAATAAAACTGTTGTTGTTATTTCTCTTGAAATGTCAGAGGATGTTTATGCACAACGATTTGATGCACACATTTCAAATCTAGATATCAATGATCTTGCCAATCAAGAAGAGACGTTAAAGAGCAGAATCCGAGCATTTTCAAAGTATTATCCTAATGCTAGATTGTTTATTAAAGACTTCCCACCAAGAACAATTACTACAGTTCATATTGAGAGATATTTGAATGATTTAATTGTTCTAAAGGGCATTAAACCAGATGCTATTATTATCGATTATCTGAATCTAGTTATGCCAGTTATTTCGACTGGTGACAATATGTTCAAAGGTGGATTAGAGGTTTCAGAAAAATTCAGGGCATTAAGCTATAAATTCGAAGTTCCAATTATTACGGCCGCCCAAGTTAATACTGAGGGCATGAATAATGCTAATGTTGGCATGGAACATATTTCAGAAAGTCGAGGAATTTCTCATACTTGCGATTTTATTGGCGGCCTCTTTAAGCCTGAAAATTCGGTTCAAAGTGATTTGATTTGTTGCAAGGTTTTGAAAAATAGATTAGGTGGGGAAGTAGGCCGAGTTGTTCCATTCAAACTTCATCCAACTACTTTGGTTTTGACAGATATTAGTGGCAAACATGTAAGTGACAATTCATCATCTGGCCCGCCACTTCCATCTGCAATGGATGATTCAATGTTTACGCTTTTTGATGCAGGGTGACAATATGAAAAAAATAAAGAGACAAAGAAAAGATAGTCGAATAGATCAGGATAAAAAACCTAAGCTGAGTGCCGGTAAACCAAACTATCATTTTTGGGCGTTTTATCAAGAAGACCCAACATCTCTAATTGCTATAGACGAAATCAACCAAATTATTCATTCTAAGGTTTTTGATAATGCGAATCCTACTGATTTATCTATAGATGACTTTATCAAATTCTTAGAAGGGCCAACAGACAAAGTCGAGGATTTGTTAAGATATTTGAATATGAATCCAAAGGAACTTTGTGGAGCGGCCTTAAGATTTTTGGCAGAACATAATAAACTACCAAATAGAACTAAAGTAATCCGTCGAAAAATTCTCGCTGCATTAGAATCTCTTGATTTTCAATCTGATTATTAATCGGGCCATTTGGCCGGGTATAATTGATTATGACAGTTTTTGAACTATATGTTATTGAATTAGAAAAACGATATGGCAACAATGTCACCTTAGATGATGTTGTCAAATTTGTCATGTTTTTCAGGCCATCTACAAAGGGCCTTCGGCCTATTTTGACTCGTCACCGGTCAAAAACCTTTTTCAAGAAGTTCAAGAACATCAACATGAAAACCCCAGCTTTTAATCGTCTTCGAAAAATGCTTTGGCCTGCATGGTCATATTTTTCTAGCCAGTCAAAAAAAGACTTGCCATTTTCTGCAAATTGGGCGGTTATCAAGTTTTTCTGTTGGTGGGCCTATCATCATTATGATCCAAAAACTGTAGGAAAATCTTCTCCAGAAAAAATAACGGGATTTTTTACACCAGTGCTTATTTCTAAGTTTAAGTCTTGGTATGACCAACATCAAGTCAATACGACTACGATTATCTTGTTTGAAGAGGGGTGTAAAAAGTTCGCCAAATATCGGAGGTATCCTAAAGAACCGATTGTCAGTCTCATTAAGTATCTGATTGATAATGATATGATTGCACAATTATATTATTCTGGAGAATTGAATGATGTAGTATTAGCAACATTTCCAGATGAGATTTTTGAATACGCCGAGAAATCCCCAAAAGCCCTGTTTTCAAAACAGACTTTCAGGTTGATCAAGCATAATCAAGATTTGATTTTGAATAAATTGAACTTTGCTTTCAAAAATGTATTTCGAGATACCCCAAACGCAGTACAATATATTGAAACAAAATGTTAATCTAACAGGAAACGGAGAGAAAAAACTTAGATATGTGCACTTTTGTAAATGAAGAATTGACCCTTACTACAGGTGCTGATGGAGATGGCGGGCTAAAGCGAATGGAACTATATGTTCGTCCTTCAGAGCCGAATGAATTTTATCGGATGCGACTTCTTTGGTTTAGAGATAAATCAAGTCGAACTGGCCCGTTTATTGAACGATATATTCATACGTATTGGGAAACCAAGGTCGAGAATGATGGCAAGGAAAAGTGGGCCTCTTACCAGATTGTTTGTCCTACAAGCAAGTTTGTAGAATGGCAAGGTAATCCATTTGATGATTGTCCGATTTGCCGGTTTTCAAACAATAATTTTATTTCTTGGAAAGAGTCGGAGTATACAGATAAAATCGCTGGGCGACATGCTCGTGGATTCAAGCGTGCTTGGGAAGCCCTGGTTCCTGTGTATGTAATTAGTGATCCTAATTGGGACAAGAATAACCAGAAGTTTCGGGTGTTGTCTTTTAGTGATCGTGATACATATAATCGTTTTCGGCAAATTATCATTGATGCACAACAGAACAAGAAACTAAATGTATTCAATGGAGTAGATGCTGTTGATTTTGTAATCCGCGCAGAAAAGGTTACAAAAGTCAAAAACGAAGGAACCGAAAAAGAGTATACCTATAATGCTGTCGAAGTGAAGCAAATGGGGTTCAGCAAAACGCCATATACAATCGGCGACATTACAGCAGAAAATATTGAAACACAATTTCCACTGGCCGAACTGTACTATACGGGACCCACACTAAATGAGCTAAAAACCTTCTATAAGAAGTATTGCTTACAGCAACGGGATGATGATATTGATGTAAGCGAATTAGAAGATGTGGGCAGCTCTAATACAAAAACTACGGTTCAAGAAGGCAGTGGACAACCCCGCGAGACTGATGGATCTAAGGATACCGCCCAAGATCCATTGCTCAATCAAGTCGGTGATGATCCGGATAATATGGGTTTATCATTAGATGATCTAGACTTAGATGATGAGCAAGAGACTAAATCCACTCAGCCCGTGGAACTAAATAACGAAGAAAAGGCCGGTGCCAGAGAACCAGAATTGGATGCAGTCGATGCGGAAGATAGTGATATAATCGACGATCTATTGGATGAGGATGATGACGATCTTCCCTTCTAATAGCCTTATCTTTCTTCGTTAATCCTTGGGCGCCTCTGGGCGCCCTCTTTTTTTCTTGGTTTAATTTCATGTTAGAATTGTGAATTTTTAGTTTACCCCGGGAATTAAATCTAAATCCTAACCAGCCGTATAATCTATAAAGGAGAAAACTTTCTTTATGTCAACCAAACAACATTCTGATATTAATTCCGCCGCGAAATTAGCCCATCGATTGATTGCTGCAAATACATCGTATAGAGCAGGCCATCCATTTATGTCTGACGAAGCATTTGATGGTTTATTGGAGGAATTAAAGAAGTTAGATTACCAGAAATATGAATGGCTGATTCCTCAATTAAACGAAGGAAAAATCCTGTCTGATAATGAAAACAAAATTGCCCACAAGTATCAAATGGGCTCTTTGAAAAAGCTTCAGTATGAAGATAGTGAAGGCTTGAATAAGTTTCTTGTCAAACATATTCCATCTAATCATCTATTCGTTTCAGGGAAATTAGATGGCATTTCAGCGGCCGTGATTTATATTGCAGGGAAGTTTTCTGGTATTATTGGTCGAGGTGATGGTGAATCTGGTCCCGAGTTCACTCACTATCTTCCATATATTTCGGATATTCCTGTTAAAATTACACCTACCGAGAATATGCCATTTGATGAAGTCATTATTCGAGGTGAATTGATTATTCCTAATGATCGATTTGAATTGATCAAGGATCAATTTGGATTTAAGAATCCTAGGAATGCTGTTGCTGGGATTATGTCTAGAAAGATTGAAAAGATTGATATAATTATTGAATCTGAATTATGGGGAGTAATTTCATTTCGAGCCTATGAAATTATGGGAGCGAAATGCGGAAAATTGAAAGAATTCGAAGAACTGCGAGCCCAGAACTTTGTTGTTCCTCCATATTTTTCGGTGTTGAATGTTGTTAAATCCAAAGAAAAAACAATTGCATATAATCTAAACTATAAAGCATATTTTGACAGTATTCTAGAAGATAGCAAGCTAGATGCTGTTTATGATGGCCTGGTTATTTGTGATGCAGAACAATTTGTCAATGACTACACGAAATACCGCCCTGATGGACAAGTGGCCATTAAAAAGAATCGATTGTTTGCAAAGACAGCGTTGATTGATGTTGAATGGCAAAAGACCTCGAAGACTGGTGCATTCAGTCCCGTTGGAATTATTGAGCCGGTAGATTTAGGTGGATCAACTATTCAGCGAGTTTCACTTCATAATATGAATTTCATTTCCACGAATGGCTTGTATATCGGGTCTGAAGTTTTGGTGAAAAAGGCCGGTGATATTATTCCACAAATCGCTGAAGTTCTTAATCGACCCGCTGATGATGATGCTGCAATGAAGCTAGGATTAAAGAAAATTGAACCCCCTAAAAAATGCAATACCTGTGGCACAAAATTAGATTTAAGTGGCAATCTTCCTATTTGCCCAAATTATGAATGTCCAGATGCTGAATTAGGCCGCTTAGTTTATTTTCTAAATATGACTAAGACAAAGGGCATTAAAGCGGCATTGTTAGAAAAACTTGGCATTAAAACCATCCAAGAATATTTAGTAATTGATCCATTTCCTGGTGACAAGGGCCAGTCTGCTACTCAAACAAAGTTTATTCAAAACCGAGACAAGTCTTTGCTAGGATTAACCTTAAAAGAATTGTACACATGCTTGCCATTTGTTGGCATGAATGCTGGCAAGAAGAAGTTGGCCGAGGTTTTTGATGCACTATTTGGTGACCAAACCATCCAAGAAATCTTTGCCAATATTGACGATGAGGATTTTATCCGGAAACGGTTGAATGGCATGCAAAATGCTACAAGCAAATTCATTAATGAGTTAGAACAGGGAATTCACCGGCCCCATAAGATTTTCAAACAAATCTTGAAATATCGAATGATCCGGCTATCCGCGAGATTAAACAAGCAAGCCGGCATTACCGGCATTGATAAAAAATTCTCGGTTTTTCTTTAAGTTTGCTATCACTTTTTTGTGTACAGTCTACATAAAATAGTGTAGAGTTATAGCATAATAAGGAGAGAAAAGATTTATGGCTGAGAAAAAAGTTCAAAACCAAGATTATTACGATACCCTTGAAGTGCTAACCAATATTGCTAAACAATATCCACTTCTAACAAAAGCTGATGAACAGGCACTTGCCAAGAAATACTTCAAGCGCAAACCGAAGTATTTTCGACAGTTGCTTTTTAATCATAATGTTCGGATTGTGATGAATCAGGCACGTCGATATGTGAATAGGACAAGTGATCCAGCGGCCCTATTGATGTCAGGATGTTATGGCTTGATGGTTGCAGCTGATCGATTTGATCCAACTCGAAACATCAAATTCAATACTTACGCAACTGCCTGGGTATTCAAATACATTATTGCCAATTTCTATTCAAAATCACCAGTAGTTGGTGTGAATGCAATTTCTTTGAATACAATTCTTGATTCAGGAGATGGCACAGGAATTGAGTTAGGAGACTTGTTGTTTTCTAGCAGCAGTACGGGCCAAGTAAATCCTCGAAGCAAACTGTCTGCTACATTTGCTCCAGTTGTGGATGTTGATGGCCCACAAAGTAATGATAGTTCTTCCCCATCTGATGAATGTGCTGAAAATGATTTGATTGAATCAATCCAGCGAATTTATGGACAGATGTGTTCAGACAAGGTTCTAACTATTGTTGAACAAAAAGTGATTGAACTTCATGTAATGGGTGGATATAGCTTAAAGAAGGTAAGCACAAAACTTCGCATTCCAGTTTCCCAAGTTTCTTTGGCAAAACGAAGTGCATTAAGTAAATGCAAACAGGTATTTTCTCAATACAAAATCAACGAATAATTTTTTTCAAGAGGGGCCAATAAAATGACTGACACGACAATAAAAGAAAAACCGACAGTTGTTTTAACGGGTGGGTTTGGATTTATTGGAAGAAATCTTTTGGATTATCTTCTTAAGGTTTATGGCCCTGAAAAGCCTGATATTGATTTTATTGTCATTGATTCTGCAATATGGAAGCAAGAATACTACAAATATAAATTGCTTCTAAAAGAGATTCAAAACGGCCTTATTGATGAAGGCATTGAATACGATCTCTTTCCTTCGAAACCATTCTATTTGATTCATGCTGCTTGGGCCCCAGCGTCAGAACGAAACAATACACTTGCCCAACAAGCAGCAGCTAATGATTTTTCAAAATTATTAGACACCTATAAAGATAGGATTTTAGGTGTTATTGGGATTGGATCCTCGGCTGAATATGGAGAAAATACTCCTAATTCTTGTGAAGAATCTGATTTGAAACCGCCTGCTGATCCACCAAAGGAAATCTTTCCTTACGGTTTTTACAAATATGCCGCCTGTCGAAAGGCCCATAGTTGGCATGTTGAAACTGGAAAACCTGTAATTTGGCTTCGTCCATTTACGGTATTTGGTCCTGGCCAAAATGGGGACATGCTTATTCCTTCACTGATTAAAACAATTGAAAAGGGACAGGAATATACAATTCAAAATCCAGATGCATATATGGATTTAGTTCATGTCAGTGATGTCGCCAAAATGATTGCTCGGTGTTTGAGGCAGATTATGCTGAAATTGCCGGAGTATTTTTTGTTATTTGATATCATTAATGTTTGTACAGGTATTCCGACTAATGTTCAAGTTATTGCAAAGCTGGTTTGTGAATTAGCAGGTAAATCAACTAGTTTGATAAAAGTCAATGACCAGCCAAAATCGGGTAAAAAAGTTAATTCTAGGATTGGAAATCCAAGACACGCCAGGGCTGTATTTCGTTTTCAAGATATGGCAGAGTCTATTATAGCCAATGGGCAACTAGACCAAGAAACTCCCGAATAATTTCACTTTTTCTTTTCTTTTTTTCTTATTAAAAACGGCCATCCATTTGGATGGCCGTGTATTTTTAGTTTTGGTTGTTTTTAATCTAAATCATTCAACCTCAACTTCTTCGATATCGGCCATTTTATCCTGTCCTCCGTTCTTTAGGCCGAGTTTCTCCTCTTCTTCAGTAATCATTTCGACAATTGTCTTTGAAAACTTCATCGACTCGATTGACTGCTTGTTAAATTCGTCAATAAACGTATCCCAAATTTCAGGCGAAGATATCAACTTCTTATAGGTAACCTTAACACCATCTTTATAGGACTTCACAGAATATCCACCATGAACCTTCTTGATAAACCCCATCTTAATGGCGTCATCGATTAGGCCATCATAGACTGAGATGCCTGCATCAAAATCTACATAAACATCTGCTGAAAAACAAGGTTTAGCAACTCGATTCTTTACACAGAAGAAATTCAATCGATTGCCTTTATAGAATCCTGCTTCAGAACCTTCATCCTCGGTTCCTGTTAGAAATTCCTTGTTATCGGCCTTAATGAGAAGTTTTGTAGATTGAAGAATGATATGAGATGCAAATTCAATCTTTTTTCCACCAGGAATTGGCTTGATTTTCGAGACAAATACTGCACCAGGGTTTTCATAGGTGTGATTGAGAATAAACAATGAAACACCAGAACGCACCACCCGCATCATTAATCCAGATATTAGGTTATTCTTTAACTTAGCACCTAACCCCATATCTTGAACTTGCTTGTCTTTTTTGACAGCATCTTCGACTAACTTGTCTGCAGATAATCCGCCCCAACTATCTAGAATCACGATAGCTCGAATATCATCATTGCTATCTGGATTTTCAACATATTCTTGTCTAGCTTTCATGAAAGTATCATAAAGCTTTAACATTTGAACAGAGCATTCCTCGATTGAAGATACAGGAATATATTCAACCTTCTCCATATCTACACCGAGACCTTCTAAAATCTGGGTTCCACCACCTTCACTATCTACAAAGAAAATAGTATCAATCTGGCCATTTTTCAAGGCAAGGGCCGCGGTTTGACAGGCAATCAGGGATTTTCCTGATTGCGAGTCCCCAAAGATTTGAAAAATTCTACCTGATGGAACTCCCTTATAGATGTCCCCGGAAATAACCCGGTTTAATGAGTAACTTCCCGTGTCATACCACTCTTTAATCTTGGTAATATCAGTTTGAGCAGCTGACGTTGTATTTAGATCTTTACGAACACTCTTGATTAGTTGACTAAGTTTCATAACTAATTATACGGGGTGGGCGTTTCTTGGTTATTGGATTCATGGTTCAAATCTCCCAGCTGAGAAAACCGTTTGATCTTTAGTCAAACAGTAGTTCACATTAAGCCGGGTTCCTCGGTGATCTAAATAGCTATCTGTCTTTTAAGTTAGATCATCTTTTTATTGGGTTTCTAGAAAAACCGGGATAAATACTAATTGTGCATGAATAGTACTATCAAAAAACTGTTAAGTGCATAAATGTTAAAAAAATATTTAACAAAACAACAATAAACAAGAGATAAAAACAAAAGATGATTACAAACTTCTCAGATAAAAAACTTACCAAGAAGTGGGGACCAGTTCTTGCTAAAGGTAGTCCTATTCAAGGCGCTCTTATCAAGACGACCTTATCCCGCGTTCTTGAAAACACCGCCCGCGATTTGAAGCGCAAGGGCCTATTGATTTGTGAAAATACCACGTTCCCTTCATTGGGCAACGTGAATCACTCAATCGGCTCCCCCGCTACCACGGTTGCGACTCCTACAAATCAGGGCAATTACCTGAACGGTCACCCAGCCACATTGGCTACGATCGTTTTGCCTGTTCTTCGCCGGTCATTTCCTGAGCTAATTGCTCACGAACTAGTCGGTGTGCAGGCTATGAACGGCCCAATCGGCTTCGTTCTTGCTCTACGCGCTCGCCTGAATAACAATGGTTGGGTTGGTAGTGGTACAGGTGAAACAACTGCAGAAATTGGTTTCGATCCAATTGATGCTTCTTACACCGGTTCTCCTCGGCTATCAACCAGCTGGTTGAACAACAGCGATCAGCCTTATGACTCCCAGTCACTAAATGCAACTGGTGACACAGCTGTTTTCCAAGACGCCGTCGTTAATGGTCTTGGTAGTGGCAGTGATGATGTTACTGGCGACGAACTCGCTGGTGTGCTCGGGTTTGAAGGTGCCTCGGCCGTTCGTGGCCCTGGTGGGATTGATCCTGCAAACCGCCGCCTAGGTGTTGGTGCTGAAAATACCCTAGAAGTTCAGTATGCAAACCTGTTCAATGGTACTTATCCTACAGTCAACTTCGGCTTCGAACGTAAGGAAGTCGTTGCTCGTACTCGTAAGCTAGGTGCCCACTGGTCTCCTGAACTTGCCGAAGATATGGAAGTCATGCAGTCCATTAACGTGGAAACTGAACTGATCAATATCCTTACCTTCGAAATTGGCGCGGAAATTGACCGCCAAATCCTAACCGAGCTGATCAAGCTGGCGGTTGTTGGTGGTGGTGTGGAAAGCATTGATGCACATGACTATTCTGGTTTCGACCAGCACGCTCGTGTGATTGCTCTACTTTCCAAGGTCAATGCTGTGGCAAACCAAATCGCGATTGATACCCGCCGGGCGGCTGGCAACTTCGTGATTGCTTCGCCTAAGATTTGTTCTATCCTAAGCGTGCTTGGTATGAACAAGTATGTGAGCAATAGCACTGGTATGCCTTCAGTTCCTGCAAGCGCAGTTGGTGCCCTCCAGAAGGTCGGCCTGATCAATGATGGCCAGCAGCTTCTACTCCGTGATACCTATGCCAAGGTGGATTACTTCCTAGTTGGTTACAAGGGTACTCACCCAGCAGATGCCGGTCTGATCTACTGCCCTTACATTCCAATCGAACTGGCCAAGGTTCCATCTCGTGTGGATACCTTCACCATGGAAATTGGTGCACGGACCCGCTACGGCATGGTCTCCAACCCACTAGAAGGTTCTCAGTACTACAAGCTAGTCGTTGTGCGTAACGCAGATGACTTCTTGAAGGGTGCTAACCTGACAGTTACTACAACTCCCTAATCGATTAAACGGTTAAAGACGTTGACAAAGCCGGCCAATTGGCCGGCTTTTTTTGTCTAAGTTATTGCAATTTATTGAAGCTGGCAATCACTGAAGAAGGTTGCCTTTTCTCGGTATTAAGCTATAAAAAAATAATAAATTGCTGGCCTAGATTTAGTTTTTGCTAGTCTAGGCCAGCGTAGTCATTTCGGTAAATAACCAATTAAGGTAGGTTTTCCTATCTTATATTGATTTGATATATTTAGGCAAAAACCGAACCAAAACCGAAAGTGATTTTTCTTTAAATGACTGATAAAAACAATACTGATAATTTAGACCTCGAGAATAAGACCCCCGTTTCTTCTTCGCCTTCCTCTTCTTTCCCAATTATTCAACCCCTTCGTCCGGTTATAGATCACGCCGATGCTCCCACCCATTTAAGTGGTAGTAGCAGCAATTCTGATGATTCTGAGTTGTGTGCACACCTTCGAAACAGCGGGAAGGAATCTTTAAAAGTCCAATCAGAAGCAATTGCTACTATTCTTGAGAAAATTGCTGCATTGTCTGAACGAACAGAAGCGAATAACGCAATGCTTCTTACAATGATAAAAGAAACCATGGCAGCAACTACTTTTAGAATTAATGTTATCAATCAACGCCTGGATAAATTCGCAACAATCGATGATGTTCTAGCTACAATCAAAACCTCGGTAGATTTGTATAATAGAGCATATAGTATTGGTCAACATGAAAATGAAGTTCATGCATCAGAATTTTCAATTGGAAGCATGAAAGCCAGAGGAAGGGCCGCGGTTTTAGCTTTAACGGTTTTTGCTTGTTCATGTTTGTTTGGATTAGCCGTATTAGTATTCTGGCGGCTTCCTGAAATAACTGAAATCGTAAAAATCTTAATGGCAAACTAATCTTGATAAGAGAGAAAAACTATAATGCAAAAAAATAAACGAATTATCATAACCGAAGGTGGTGCCCAGGGACATTGTGCTCACCTAACTGATGATGGAGATCTTACTTTCGGGGATTTAAAGGAAATCTTCAAACAGATTTTGTCTGGTAAAATTGAAATGACCGAGAAAGTGGATGGATTTGCTTTTGCAATTACCATGAAAAATGGCCGGGTTTATAGTGCTAGAAATAAATCTGAACTAAAAGATCCTTTGGATTTTGAACAGACCTTAGAAAAATTCTCCAGTCGAACCGCTGCGGTAAAAAATGCCTATCAAACTTCTATGAAAGATATGGCCAATGCTTTGGGTCAACTGTCTAGTGAAGAGCAGAAGGAGATTTTTGAAGATGGCAAGAACTATCTTGCCTTTGAAATTGTTTCTCAAGATGCAAAGAACCTGATTGATTATGGCAATAAAGCCACTATTATTCTCCACGGCATTAATGAGTATGATGATAACTGGAGATTATTAGGCATTGATTCTGCCAAAGGCAACAAACTATATTCTTTCTTAAAACAGCGAGATGTCTTAAACCAAGAAACTTATGAAATCCGCCAGCCAGTAGCTTTGAAATTAAAGAATCGAAATGCCGCCCAAGCCGCATTGCCAGAAATTATTTCTATCATTGATCAGTTAAAGAAGCCGGGAAATGACAATACCACTCTTCGACAATATGTAATCAATACAGTTTCTCCTGAAGTAAAAGAATCACTTAAAACCGAATTTGGCATTTCTTCGCCTGATGTGCTTAATCATATAGCAGTTGGAATAATCAGTCGTTGTCAATCTAATTTTGGTGACAAGAGAATGAGCAAGAGAGAACTTGCTGTTTTGATTACTAAATATGGAGATCCTGGCAAGATCAATGATGGTTCATATTCTAAAATTGGTGAACGAATTGATGCTGCTGTTGCTAATACAGAAACACGTATTCGCAAAGCAATGGCCCCAATTTCTGATTTAGTGATTAAAGCAGGTGGGGTATTGATTGAATGTTTGTCGGGATTTTTAGCAGTCAATCCAAGCGAAACTTCCCAAGCATTAAGCAAGGAATTAGATGGTATCCTTGATAAGATAGACAAGGCCGGTGGAAATGCTGGCAATTTAGGTTTTTCTGAAAAAGAACTTTTGGTTATTGCTAATTCTCTTGAAAAGTTGAATGCATATAACAAAGAAATCTATGGAACAGAAGGTGTAGTCTTTACCTATAATGGAAAGATGTATAAACTGACATCTACTTTCGGTCCATTAAATCAACTGATCGGCCTATTTCGACGAAAAGAAACCGGATCTATAGGCGACCAATCAATTGAAGAATCAACTAAATCAACAACTGATCCGAATGACACAGACGAATCTATTGACCCGGTCGATGTCGAAGAACAAAATGATGATATCGATGCTGTTCTATATGACACAAAAAGTGGCATAGGGAACAGACCGGTCCATGTATTTTTCCCAGGGTCTTTTAAGCCACCTCATAAAGGCCATGTAGAAGTTGTCAAAGACATCTTTAATAAATTTGGCAATAACATCTCAACATTTGCGATTTTCATATCTAATCCTAAGAAAGCTGTTCGAAAATTAGATGATGGCCAAATCATTTCAGCAAAATCTGCCAAAGAGGCCTTAGAATTCTTGCTGTCAAAATCTGGAATTAGTTCTGATAAAATTGAAGTAAAAATCTCACCTTCGCCATTCACTTCAATTGGTAAAGACTTTGAACTTAATGCTGAGAATTATGTTGGCGGGGTAATTGCCTTAGCTGGCTCATTTAAAGACAATGAAGCTGGCAGATATAAAGATTTGATTGATTTTATTATAGAGACTTCCTATGATTATGGATATATGGATGATCCTAAAACAATGATATCTGTTTTAGATCCAAGTGTTACATTAACAAAACCGATTAAAAATGATGGCCAAATCATTTCAGCAACTGATATCCGAGATGTTTTAAGTGATCTTGTTGGCAAACCTAAAACAAGTGCCAAGGCAATTGTTAATGCTTTACGGCCATTTCTGCCTGATGGATTGTCTGATTATGATATTCTTACTTATTTTGATTTGCTAGACATTTTGCCTTAAAAGAGAGAGAGGTCTTTTAACAATGATCATAATTAACAAAAATGATTATTTTCTAAAACGAAAACCGAGTCTTGGTTATCGGACAAACATTATCACCGAGGATTCAAGCAAGAACCAGGTTTCTGGAGATGAATTTGAACAGCGTGTAATTGATGCTATTAACGACAAATTCAAACTAGACAACCCCGAATCTACATTTAAGCCTGCTAAAAAAGCGCCAGGTGGAAGCAAGAGCACAGATGTTTTCTGTGATTTTTCTGGAACAGGTTATGCAAATGATGCCGCGTTTTATATTGAATGCAAATTAACTCCTGCTACCCAACTTGGAAGTCCTAGAATTCATTATATCAAAGGGAAGTGGCAGCCAACAGAAACAAATAAATCCCCAACAACTATTATGATTTGTGACATAATGAATGGGGAAAGCCAAAATTCTGATCTCAATTCTTTAATTTCACCAACTGTCAATATCTTCTTAAAAGATTTGGCCAATACGATCAATGCTGCCAAATATCTTTTTGGTTTAACAGAAAATTTGTCTAAAGCATCTAAAGTTATTTCAGAGGCTTTAATCGATTGGTATAAGCCACTAGAGTCCCTCAAAAAGAATTCTGCGCTTTATCAACAGATTTATGACAGGTTGTCAACCATTCCATATGGCACAAAGTTTTCTATTTATAGCGGCAAAACATTGATGGAAACAGATTCTAGTGCCGTTCCACTTGAATTGCTTCGATGGTTTCTTTATGAATACCGAGACAGGATTTTAGGCCTTCCTGCCCCAAAAGTTATTTTTTATGAACAGCTGGGTAGTGACAAATTCACAGATTTTATCAATTCGCATTATCGATATAAAGGCGCAAGTTACGCCCAAATCGGTGACAATTTCTTCAGTTTTGGAAAACAAGACAACCCAATGAAGGTAAAAAACCTAGACAAATTCTCAGGGGTATCTGGAAGTATTGGTGTTGATATTGGAATTCGAAGCAGTGGTGCGGTTGAAATCTATACTCGAGCAAAAGGATATTCAACTGGATATCAAACCTCAAAATTCTCTTTGTTCTCAGATTCATCTAGTTCAGATAAACGAAATCCATTTGACTATACCTCTGGAAAGTCTGGGCCAACGACTGATATCGATCAAGAGAAAAAAATTGACGACAAATTGGCCAGTGACTTTCCAAGGGAAGATGATATTGATTATGACTATGATTTAGTTGACGGTGAACTAGATGATATTGACGAGGAAGTGACCCACACTGTTGATATGTTAACCGAAGCAGGAGACTAACCATTAAAAAACTATTATCAAAAATCATCGCTTTCCCCGTACCTGCAATAATTGCAATTTTTCTTTGTATAGGTTGTCTGTCTATTGATAGACCGGTCACTGGATCAATTAAATCTTCTTCTTCTTCTTCTTCTTCTGCTACCACCACAAAAACTTTTGGAGCAGTTGTAGTCAGTATGGAGAATTCTCGAGAATATGGCCCCTGTCCAGGTTCAAATGCTGATGGCAAAATGATGGTTAAAGTATTCAAAGATACTGGGCTATATGGCAGAAACATCAAAGCCCTGGCCAGCCGAGACGGCACTGTCAAAAATGTCAAGGCCGCATTAAAGGATGTCATTAAAAACGATCTTGCTGTATTCTATTATTCTGGGCATGGTGATAGAGACAAATTCAATGAATACGGCACTTTTGATCTATATGCAGAACCTGATAATATAAACGATTTTCTATGTTTATACGATGGCCCATTGATGGATAATGAAATCTGGGACATTATTTCTACGTCTAAGAATTCTGTTGTATGTATTTTTGATTGTTGCCACTCGGAAACAATGTATCGATCTCCTGATTTTTCTCGGATGATTGATTATGGGGCTACCCATTACACTAATTTCACGGATATGATTGCTAGAGACGGAATCCTGGTCATATCTGGCTCTCCAGAAGATGATTATAGTTATGGTTCTGCATTCGGGGGAGAACTTACTTTAGCTATAAATCGACATCTAAAAACAGGCACGAATTATCTATCTTATGTCAATTTGATTAAAAAACTAGAATCTGATAGAAAACTGACCCGAAAACAAACTCCGCAGATAACTATCATAAACGGGTTTAATATAAATCGACGGGCGTTTATCGAATAACCTCTTTCTTTCTTCTCGGTTTAACATTAATGCCATTTTTAATCATAGAGAAAGGTTATTTTCACGCCAAGTTGTGATAAATAAGAATCAAGGTGATTAATCCCCTTTATAGCCATGACTAAGAAAAAACTATATAAACCAATTTGTATTATTGAAAATCTTGATGCCAGCTTATCAAAGGCTGGTATTTCGCGGACTGATTTTGATATCAGTGCCAGGAAACTGAATGTTTTTAATATCGGCCACCGATTAGATTCTAGAACAATTTTATCTGGCAACCGAGAAGATTTGGTCAAACTTGTTGAAGGCACACTTAAATATAAGGAAGCTTTTGACAATAAGAAGCCTGAATTAGTTTGTGGCGCGTGTCTCCATCTAGTTGCTACTCCTGAAGATTTAGCAAAAGCTACTGACGAAGATGACGAAGATCTAGTTTTCCAAACTATTCCTACTGAAGAATGGGAAGATTGGGAAGACGAGTGGGAAGATGACGAAGAAGTTTTTGTAGAAGAAGCTGATGAAGAAGAAGAGGATGAAAAATTAGATCTTGGTTTTGATCCAGCAGATGTTTATCATGATGAAGATTTACCCCCAGCCTCTTCGACTGATGATACCGATACTGATACCGACACCGAAGATTTAGATGGGGAAGATAAAGATAAAGATAAAGAAGAAGATTCTGGTGATTCCGGGGATTCTTCTGGATCATCAAATGAAGAAGTCGACCAAGAAGAGCTTGCTGCTGAAATAGCAAATATGTCGGCCGAAGAGTGGTTTCAAGTTATTTCTGAAATTATCTAACCTCATAGACCATGACAAGCAATAAAAAAATCAAAATCGAGATTCTGGAAAATGACCAGACAGAAGGCGCCAAAGGCACCATCTCCGCCATTCAATCAAATAAAATGGTTCCTATTGATGGTCGGGAGACTTCGGTAAGGGATTTTGTAACATGGATTTTAGGCACTGATATGTTCTCACCAAAGACGCGTGTTGTTGGCGAATTGGAAGAGTTTATCAATAACACCTACAACAATCCAGAGAGGCTTGATCTAAATAAGCTTACTATTGAAGACGTATTAATTAAAGCAGCAAGGTGCGATTACATTCAATTAGTTAAATCGCTCATTGAGCTTTATCAATTTCCATATCCTAATCGTGATATGTATTCAGCATTAGCGGAAGCAATTGATAAGGGGAATATTGAAGTTGCTAAATTACTAATTGACAATATGACTTCTAAAAAGCTTCTTACACAGGCTTTGGATCGTGCAGCGGCTAGGGGACAGGCTGAAATTGTCAAATTATTGATTCCTGTTTCAGATCCTAAGGCCATTAGAGAATCATATGATTCAGATGATTTTGATCAGGGTTTGGAAATGGGCCGCGATCACATATCCATTGAATCTTTTAAAGATTGGTTAAAAAATAAACCGGCATTAAAGGCTGCTAGTGATGAACTAAATCAACTTTTAGATAAAGAAGTAACTTCTTGCACTATCCGCCCCAGATTTACAACATGGGATGATATTATATGGGTATTACAACTTGGTGCCAGTGATAAGGAACATAGATTTAACAACGTAGTTAAAGCAGTTGTTGATTTTCACAAATTTCATTGGGCCGAGCTTGGTTGGTCGCTTGTTCTTGCCGCCATTGAAAACAATATTGAATTGGTTAAGTTTTTTATTAAGCACGTAAACCCCAGATATGGTAAATCACTTGCACTTCGTTTTGCTGCTAAGAAAGGAAATACCGAAGTTGTTAAACTCTTAATCCCTTTAAGTGATCCAGAAGTTGTTGAAGAATTTAGATCCAAGGGTCTAATTAAAGAAAGTTCCGCTAATTCAAATAAAGAGGTTTTTATGAATAGGTTAAAAAAAATCCATGTAAAAGAAAGTGATCCAACAGATGAAAGAGATTTTATTATTGCTCTTAAGGCCGTTGAAAAGGGCGACCTAAACACAATAAAAGAGTTTCTAAAAAAAGAAACGATCATAAAAAATAGAGATGGTTATGTATTAGATTTATTGTTTGAAGCAGTATATTATGGTAATTTAAGAATTGTTAAGTATTTAATTCCTTTTTGTCCATCATATTATGCAGAAAGAAAATTCTTTAACAGTCTATTTGAAGGGGCGGCCATTTTAGGGTGGGCGGATATTTGTAGTATTTTGTTATATGAATTGGGGGTCAATGCAAAAGCAAATAATTCTGAAGCTCTTCGGCGAGCTGTTGAATACGGTCATACTGATGTAGTTAAGGTATTAATTCCTTTTTCAGATCTTAGTGCAAATAATTTTGAAGCATTTATTACCGCGGTAGATAATGAATTTATACCAATAGTTAAATTGTTGTTACCTTACTGTAATGATAGTGATATAATTCGTAAAGCATATGATATCGCAACTAACTTAGAAAATCCTTTGTTAATTAAAATTCTAGAGCCGGCAACTGATCCTGATTATGTTGCAATGATAAAAGGACAGAAAAAATTTGGAAAATACATAGACAAATCTATGTATCGCGCCCGGGAAAGTTCCGCATTTGTGAATAGATTAAAGAAGTTTAGAGAAGCAGATGCCAGTCATATCTATCGTAGAAATAATGCTATTGCTGAAGGCAAGAGCGTTAGGGAGTTCGAGAATTGGCTATATAAACGGGATGAAGCTGGAGAAAAATATGTAAATGTAGGCGAAGATGTTGTAGATCAAATGGATCGGCTTTTGAATGCTAAAGAATTCAAAACCTTTGGATATTATGATGGCTATGGTTTAAATCTTCATACACAACCCTGGCAAGAGTTTTTGGCAATAGCTGCTAGTCGTAATGCAACTAAAGTAATCGAAGCTGCCTTTAAGTTTTATCCTAATATGGATCAAGCAGATCTCGAATATCCTATTGAAGTTGCTGCTGGTAAAAGTTCTGACGCTAATTTCCCTCCTCGGCGTAGAGCCGCGGCATTAAAACTATTATTAAACTATGCAAAACCCGAGACTATTCAAAAGCTTAAAAGCCGAGGTATTATTATTGAAGAAAGTTCTAACTTTAAAGAAACAACAATAAAAAAGGATGATTCCCGGTTAAGAAAAATAAACCAACAGAAAAGAAATAAACCTATGAAAATTAGATTATCAGTTTTTGAATCAGAAAATGATTCTAAGGACCAAACTGTTAAAATTGTAGATGGTCCTGCACCAGCAATTCAATCATTAATACGTCTTAACAGACGAATCCGTCCTCGCGCACGATTATTCAGATTAACTGAAAACCAAAAACGACTTATTCGGAGGGCAGTTGCCAAACAAATTCTGGAATCAGATGACGAAGATAAAGCTGGCACTACTAAAGAAGAAGCACAAGAACTAACTGATACTTTTATCAATGCACTTGAAGAAAATCTTCCTAGAGTTGATCAAGAAAAACTTATCGATATCCTGACAGTTATTGAAGATGCAGAACATGATGGTGAAGATACCGCCCCCGCCCTTGCTGATAGTCTTAATGAACTAAGTGAATTGATCGAAAATGTTGAAGTACCTGATAATGATCCTTCTACGCCCTCTTCAACAGTTACTGAAGATGATACAGAGGATTCAGGGTGTTCTTGTTCTGATGATTCTGACGAAGTTATTACTGAAAGTGACATAGAACTGGACGAACTATCTGGTTATACTTCTCTAGAAGATGCTGCAGGCAGATATGAAAATCCACAATTCTATCCAGCAATCCAAAATCTAAAATCTTGGTATGCCAATGGACAAATTGGGGATGAAAATGCTGCAGCGGTTCTTGCAGATCTGATTGCAAATAAACTTCTTAAGGAGTTTGATGCATATCTTCAAACTCGTTTAGAAGTTATTCCCGGATCATTAGATGGTATTGCTGATGAAACTCAGCCAGATATGTTTGCTGATGATATTATCAATCTAATTCTTAATGGCGTGGTCAATAAAGAAGAGTTTATTGATATGGTTAAGAGCGCAGTTGCTAGTAAAGCGGCTGAGGAACTAAATGATCCTGCTCCTGCGGCAACTCCTGAACCTCCTGTTACTACCACTTCTGCCGAAGCCGAGGTTTTTACAGAAGCTGATGACGAAGATGACGAAGAAGAAGAAAACTCTCAAATCATTCAACTGGCCGTTCAAATTGCTGATGGTGAAATTGTTGATGCTGAAGCCGAAGTCAAAGAACCTGCTGAAGAGGAAGAAGAAAAAGTAGTTGCAGAATCTCGGAATCCTCGGTCTAGACGGTTTAGAGAATCCCGGAATCCTCGTTATCGTAAATCTCAGAAAAAGGTTCTTGAAGCAAAAAATACCAAGAAAAAGGCGGTAGTAACAAATGATTGTGATAGTGAAGTGTTACCCTTCATTCAAGCCTTTCATTCAGACGTTTAATTCGCTCAAGGTTAATTTAATCGCCTGACAATACGGGGCCATTTGGCCCCGTATTTTTTTGCCTATATCCTGCCTCCCCCATGTATAATTGATTATGACATTTGGTTTATCTTCGATCAAACCTGCCATTGTTGCTATTGATGGCATGTATTTTATTTGGCATTCGATTTTTCGTGCTATTCGACTATGGTCATGGCATAACAAGGCAGAATCTAAGCAATATCTTACACCAAGAGAAGATGGTAAACAAGCAGATCTTTTGAAATCTGATACTTTTCGAGAATCCTTATCTACCTCCGTAATGCATACGTGTTACGTAGTTTTGGATATTATTGAGAAAGCCTGTTCTGAACAAGGATTTAATGGCCTAGAAATTCGAGACAGTGTTACCCAGTTGTTTATTATCGATGATAGAACAGGGAATGGATTTAGACGAAAACTATTTCCTGAATATAAAATGGCAAGAAAAATTGCCTTAAAAACCCACGATATAAATATCTCGAAAATTAGAAGTTATGTTGTTACCCACTTATTAGATGATTTAGATGTCTGGTCTCGCCTTGGATATAAGAAAGTTTTTGTAAATGGAGCAGAAGCGGATGATATTATTTTCATGGTTGGAGAATTGTATAATGATCTTCCAGTAAAACCAATTATCATATCTTCAGACAAAGACTTGCTGCAAATTCCTGGTGTTGACCAATATAATCTTAAAGGGGAGTTAATTAAAAGAATTGACCCTAAGACTAAAGAGGAATTAACCTGTAAGGAATTCTTGACAAGAAAGATTTTAACAGGAGATGGTTCAGATAATATCCCAGCGATTATGCCGAAGTGTGGCCCAGTAAAAGCTGCTAAATTGTTATCTGACAAACAGGCCTTAAAAGAAAGTCTTGAAAATGATCCTGAGATTAAACAGCGATTTATCTTGAATACGAAACTTATTGACATCTCTAGAATGCCTGATGAATTGCGAGAATCAATTACGAAGACATTAACTGATGTTGTTGAACGTGAGGAGCAACAGGTTGATTCCGAAGGTAAAATTATTAATCTAACACTTAAAGAACCTCAAAACATAATCGAGGTTTTATAGCATATGCAAGAAAAATTAGACATCCCATCACCAGCTGAATTACTAGATAATTTCACAGAGGGCATTGCTTTCCCAACAGGCCGGCAAAAGCCCACTTCATTCTTCTCTGGCAAGAAAATTTTAATTACTGGTCATACAGGATTCAAAGGAACCTGGTTGACTTTGATGTTATTAAAACAAGGTGCAATTGTTAAAGGGTTTTCGCATCAATATATTGCTGGAAGCTTGTTTGATATCGCTGGTGTTAAAGATTTACTGGGTCCAGCAAACCATATTATTGGTGATATTTCTAATGCTGACGGAAGTATTGGTAGTGTAATTGAGGAATTCAAACCTGATTATATTTTTCATATGGCCGCCCAACCACTTGTCAAAGAATCTTATTATATGCCTCAAGATACATTTCGAACAAATGTATTAGGCACAGTTAATTTGTTAGAAGGATTGCGATTAGCAGAATATCCAGAAGATTCTGAACAGGGCTGTGTTGCTGTAATTGTTACATCTGATAAGTGCTATGAAATACTTAAGGGCAAGGAAGTATATTCTGAAAATGATTCTTTAGGCGGATTAGATAGAATGTCTTCGCCTAGGGATCCATATAGTGCCTCTAAAGCATGTGCAGAATTAGTTTCACAGGCATATTCAACATCATTTTTCAACCATACGGGGCCAAAACCAAAGCATATTATTGGAACAGTCCGTGGTGGAAATGTAATTGGTCCTGGCGATTTTTCAAATAATCGTCTTATTCCAGATGCATTTAGAAGTTTAATGGCCGATAAACCATTGAAATTACATAATCCTGAATCTACTCGGCCGTGGCAGCATGTTATAGAATGTTTATATGGTTATTTGGCTGCAGCAAGATGGATGAGAAAAAATAATCGAGGTGGAACTTGGAATATTGGGCCAAAAGAACCTCTTAATAAAACCACCTTGGAAATTGCAACTAAATTCCAGGAAGAGTTTAAGGCAGAAGATAATCGAATTCTAGCTTATTATCAAAACCTTGAACCGGGGGATTTGGCCAATTTGGCCAATTATGATAAAAAATACGAAGAATCCTTGATTGGCAAAGACACTAGCAGGTATAATTTAACAACTCATGATTCTCAGTTTTATGGAATTGAGTTAATCAAGAATACAATCATTCATGAATCTAAGAAATTAGAATTAGATACAACAAAGGCTAGTGAAGAATTACGCATTGCCTCGGTTTTGTCATATGATGAGATGATTAAATCAACAGCAATTGGGTATTATCATATTGCTAGAATTAATAATCTATATGATAGTGGAGTTCGAGAAGGATTTACAGAAGACCATCGAAATAGGCTTATTCAGAATCTTCTCTATCAATTGATCTTTCAATATAGTGACAAATTTGTTAACAGTCTAATTGCAAGAATTAATAATGCTACTGAGGAAAAGAATAAGAAAGCGGACAGAGCTGAATAATAAGGATAAGGAAGAGAATAATCATGATGATTTTATCACCAAATTTATCTGATACCCCGCCAGAACCAATGGTTCGGGAAGATTTTGATGAAGTATTTAACACTGTTGATTCTTGGCCAGATGATGAACCGAGAGGGTTTGAGAAAATGGGTGGCCATAAAAATCGAGGGTATAAGGGAAACACGACTCGTGGTCGAAAGAAAAATAAAATGAAGCGGTGGAAAAGAGAAGAAAGGAATAAAAACTAAACCATGACGGCCTTATTACATAATGATAATAGTAACGGCCTTTCAGTACAGGCACGGTTATCCTCTCGTATTTGTCAAGAATCAAGAACAGGATTACCACCAGAAATACTGCCTAGTGAATTAACTTCTAGTTTATCTAGGGATTATTCTAAACATGAATTTTATGATGCTGTTATTTTAGGTGCAGGATTGGCAGGAATTGGCGCACTTAATTTTCTAGTTGATAAAAACAAGGCTATTATTCAATCAAACAAATCATATACGTGTTTAGAACGGGCAGATCGGCCAGGCGGATTTGCTAAATCTCGTTTATTTAACGGCTTTTACTTTGATAATGGCGCCCATATTTGTCACTCAAATAATGAAGAAGGGTGGCTGAATCAATTGTTTACAGATGATGTTTTAGAAGCTTCTCCTGGTAAAGCCAGTTCTGTTTACAACTATAAAGAAGGCAAATGGTTTGGATATCCTATTCAGCAACATTTACGAGAATTTGGGTTTAATAGAGCAGAAGCCGCTATTGCTTTATATGACCTACTTGCTGCTTCATTAAATGCTGATATTGATGATAAATCTCTGAATAGAAAAACCTATGAAGATTTTTGTAATGCAAATTATGGGAAGTATTTAACAGACAATTTCTATCGTCTATATACACGAAAATACTGGCGTAGAGAACTCCATGAATTGTCAACAGATTGGGTAACAGGAAGACTTATTACTGACGATCCCTTTGATATTGTCAAGAATATGATTATTGATCCTAATACTATAATGCGAGAATCAATGGTCAATTCTACCAAATTCAAGTATTTTAGGCCATCTCCTGGTGGTGGATTTGAAGGTTTGATTCAACCAGTATTGAACTATAATGCTCGATCAATGTTACCAACTAATGGCACAAGTTGTGGATTTGATGTAGAAAATAAACCAAAAGAAATCGATCCAATTCAACTGAATTCTACTATTACATCTATAACAATCCAGACTAAAACAAACAAGAAGTTGGTAGCTATAGAAAAAACACTTGCTGGGACTGATGCTCTGGGTAATAGCAAAGTTGAAAAGATTAAGAAGATTGTTTCTACTGATTATGTTCTTTCATCTATTCCCCTTCCAAATCTTGTTAATATGATTACTTTAATGGATGGGGACAATCCTAAAAATCTTCCACCATATATTGCCGCCGCGGCGTCAAAACTTAAATCATTGACACAGATTTGTGTAAATATGGTTGTTCATATTTCTGCTTTCTCTATTAGAACGGGCCCTGCCCCAGATTGGTTTTATATCTATGACAATGACATTCATCCAGCTAGAGTGTCATTTCCTCAAAGACTTTGCTCTAATCACGGCACTTTAGAATTAGCCAAAGAAGATGATTGGGTGGCCATTCAGGCAGAAATCTTCAGAGATAAATCAATCGATAAGGATTTTGACCCAAATACCTTGGCCAAGGAAACTGTTACGCAATTAAGCAAACTTCTTAGTTTCGATCCTAGTGAAGAATTTTGCCAATACGATGTCATTGTAAATGATCGTTCCTATGTAGTCAGTGATTTGGATAGAGCTGAGGCTGCTGGTATAATTATTAAGTGGCTTGAAGGCTATAACATTTATCCAATTGGAACATTTGGACAATGGAAATATATGTGGAGTGATGTTGCATATTTTTCAGGAAAGAAAGCCGCGGAGAAGGTTTTCAATTTAATGTGTCCCCCGGCCGATCAATCTGACAATAAGCCATCTAAATCTAACAAGGAAAATCAAAGCGATTAATGAAATGCAATTTCTAGATTTATCCAACAAATCTTTAGAAAGTCTTAGAAAGGATTTAGCATTAGGTTATCGAAATTGCGTCTATAAACAGTTTCGAAAAACTGGTGGATATATCTTTTTCATGGGTTGGCTAAAAGATGGCTCACCATTTGAATTTAAGTATAAATGGAAATGTCGTGCTGGATATGTGGATGAATCAGCAGAAAAAGATAATGCTTCTGGTATTGACATCTTTAATCGACGTATTAAATACCGGTCTTTTAATACAAACGTAGACCGGTCAAAGTTTATTAAAGAGAATGGGGAATATGTAAACTTTGTTGATGTTCTTCCACCTGAACAAGAATTTTTGATTGCATTGTTTTCGAAGGATGTTGAGAAGACAGAATTCAATACTATTCCAATTCGCATTCACTATATCGATATTGAAACCGAGATATCAGATTCGGGTGCATTTGAATATCCTGCTTCTGCCAGAAACAAAATCAATATCATGACGGTCTATGACACCGCCACGGAAACCTTTTATACCTGGTCGTCGGATAAAGTCAGTGAAGAGAGAATTCAAAAGACAAGCAAATTAGTAGATAAACCCTGTGTCGTATTTGATCAGTTTGCCACTGAAGAAAGCATGCTTAGGCATTATATTTCTTGGCACTCTAACAACTATCCTGATGCTTGGTGCAGTTGGAACGGGCGGGCTTATGACATTCCATACCTTGTAAGACGTATGGAGAACTTAGTGGGCCAAGAAGAATCTAGAAGACTTTCGCCAGTCAATGATTATTATATTAAGGTCCCAAAATTCTTGGAGGATTTGAACAATCCAAATTCTGCACGAATAACAGTTTATGTCAAAGGCATCCAAAACCTAGATGAATTGTTGCTATATCGAGACAAATTCAATGTTAGAGGATCTTTAGATGGTGGGTTCAATTTGTCAAATGTTGGCATTACAGAAAATCTTGGTGGAAAATACGAATTCGAAGGATCCCTAAAACATCTTTATCTAACTGACTGGGATTCATTTTATGAATACAACGTACGAGATGTTTCTTTGCTCTTCAAGATTGAAGAGAAGTGCAAACTGATTGACCTGACTAGAAAGCTTTGTGGGATTGGCCTTTGTAATTATGAAAATATCTACGGGTCAATTTCCTATATTATTGGGTCAGTTTATATCTTTGCCAAAGAGCATATGAATGGAAAGATATTTCCAAACTTTCTATATAAGCCAGCGCCTTATGACTGGAATTATGAAGGAGCATATGTATTCCCATCAGCAGAGAAATTCGTAAAGGATGGCATTGCCACAATTGACTTTAATTCTCTATATCCAAACAGCATTATCGCAATGAATATCTCGCCAGAGACTTATGTTGGGAAGCTTCCTAGCATGTTGGATATAAATGATTTGCCAGATATTGTGGATATCTATTTGCCAAATCAGCAACGAAAAGAAGTCACTAAAGAACATTTTCAAAAGCTTTTAGACAAGAAGGTTTTGGTTACAAAAAATCACACGATTTTCTTGAAGCCTAGTGCAAAAGTTGGTGTCTTGCCAGCTTGGTGCAAATACTATTATGCCCAAAGAAAAAAGGCACAAAGGGACAAAGAAAAGGCCCATGCTGCAGGAAAACGTATTCTAGAATCTCAGTTGAATACAATTCAATTAGGTCTAAAGACCGCCTTGAATAGTTTGTATGGATTGACAGGAGCAAAGTTTTCTCCAATTGGAAATCCTGATTTAGCACAATCTATTACAAAAACTGGTCGATTTTGCAACATGGAAGCTGCGAAATTCATTACTGAACACTTTGAAAAGGAATATGGCCAACAAAGTCATGACTATAAGGTTATTCTGAATGGTGATACGGATTCAATCTTTATCAATATTGCTCCTATTACAAAAGCATTACGCACAGAATTCGGGTATTCTGACAAACTAAGAGACTGGCCTGATGAAGGAAAAGTAAAACTTTGGGGCATTGTTGAGAAGTTTATTGAAAAGAAAGTAACTCCTCACGTACAAAACCTATTAAAGGTTGCTTGTTTTGCTGAAGATACTTCAATGATTCGTTATGGTCTAGAATATATTTCTAGTGCTGGTATCTTTCAAATGAAAAAGACATATGCTGTTCACAAGATTATTGGTGAAGGGCCTGAGATTATTGATGACTATAAATACGTTGGCATTGAATTAAAGAAAGCTACCGTCACTTCCAAGATGAAGGAATACTTGGCAGAAATCTATAACAAGGCCCTGTCTTTGGAATGGGGGTTCAGGGATTTTGAAACCTTTATTCATGACAGTTATGATGAATTTGAAACTTTGCCAATTGAAGATATTGCTCAATGGAAAGGATATAAAACTCCTGCACAACGGGGAGGATTTTTACAGCTTAAAAAAGGAGCAAGTGGAATTGCTAAAGCTGTAAATGCCTATAATGATATGTTAGAGGAATTGGGCATTTCTAAAAAATACGAGCAATTGCTTCTCGGCGACAAGGCACGGTTTATCTACTTGGCTCCAAACAAATATGGGTTAGATGCAATTGCCTTTAAAGACCATTGGCCAGAAGAATTTAATGAACTATTCAAGCCTGATTACAAAATTATGTTTGACAAGAATGTCTTGTCACCATTACGTTCATTTATGAAGTGTATGAATTGGTCTGGGGTTTCTATGACCCAAAATCTTCTTTTCGATATATCAGACCTTTGAGTAGCTAAGTCATAAGTTATTGCAATTCAATAACTTAAAAAAAGTTCACTTTTTATGCATTTTCTTGTGTACTTTTTCCGTGAAACATGGTATAATGTCGCTAAATGAAGATCACAGAATCAACAATCCAAATCCTTCGAAAGGCTGCGGAGAAATCCCCGTCTAGATATCGAATAGGCGGGATTGCTTTTTCTAAACGCGGAAATATCCTTGGTGCAAGAAGCAATACCTTTAGAATGGATAACATCGAACCCAAGCGAGGGGCCGGTGGGCACTGTGAACAGCGATTGATGCGGGAATTTGGTCGAAAAGTAAAGACCATCATTATCATGCGGATTGGAAAAAACGGGGAAATTGCGCCCATTGATCCGTGTGAAACCTGCTCGAAGATTGCAAATAAGATGGGCGTGAAGATTATTACGGTATCGCCAGAAGATGTATAATTTTTAACAAACAAAAACAACAGGAGAGAGAAAAAAACATGGCACAAAAAAAGTCAAAGAAAAACAACGAGGCCGCCAAAATGGCACAAAAAAAGTCAAAGAAAAACAACGAGGCCGCCAAATCGGTTAAGGCGATGGATGAAATGACG